AGTACGCAAAGAACTCCAACATGTCCAGGAGTAGTATTATCGAGATCGCTCTGGAACTCAAATGTAACTCCTGCAATAGTGACAGTATCACCATTAGTAGGCTCGGTTGCAAGCTCTAGCGTTCCAGACCAAGGAAGGTTATTAGACTGAACTACAGTCCAACCCTGCCAAGGACCTACAACACCGTTTGCCAAAACAGAATCTCCAAGTCTTGACTCTCTATCTGATTTTGCTCTCCTAAGTTTCGCTACTGTGCGAGGGCCTAAAACAGCTGCTCTCATAGAGGTTTCGTAAGGGGCGTCAAATGCACCGAGTTTTCCTTCTGCTTCCTCAAGGTAATCGAGGATGTTTGCGGAAGAAACTTCAACCGCCGTTCCATTATTAATGGCATGATCGGCATTTGTTATCTGACTTAGAAACTTTTGCTCTACTCCATTCATCAAACCTCTTCGGATTGAAAGAAGGGATTGCCCCAAAAGATCATAAGGAGACTGCTTCGACTCAGTAATATCTATATCCTCAGCAGCATACTCGAAGGTATCAACCTCCAATGTTTCCTTAGTAGCGGATTTCTGTTCAAAATCAATATCACTATGAGGAGTATAAGTACCTACCTGTGGATGAGACAAAATTGGTCTGTGTGCTTTGTAACCAGTTGTGCTTATAAGATCTGAAAGGTTTTGATTAGCAAGATATACAGCGGTATTAGCCACATAAAGATCTGCTTGTAAATCACCCCAGAACTCTTGTCTTACACTATCCATAAATTATTCACCCCCTTTCGTTTTCAAATTAAATTTCAAGAGAGCGCTGAAGTTCTTAGGAGTTCTTATTATGATTTGCTCTTGCTTTCTTCGCTTCCTGCCAGGCTTTTACCCCTTCTTCACTATCAAAGTCAAAGTCTTCAGGATTCAAAGGTTTAGCAGGATCAAAATTAGGTGTATAAGTTTTCCCCTTAGATCTTTTAGGAGTAGCTTTCTTTAAGCGTTCCTCCTTTTCAATTTCCTCTTTCCTATTAAGAATATAAGGTAATTGCGCTGCCTCCCTTACGGAAATACCTTTCAATTTAGCAAGGTCTTTGATTTCACCCTTAAGTTCGTCTGAAAGGTCAAGAGATTCTAATTCCCTAGCCTCAAGCCGTTCATTAAGCTTCTGATCAACTAACTTGTCAATATCAGGCTGACCGTCTTCTTTAGACTCTTTGTCTTTCCCAGGAGTATCCTTGGGGTCTTCGGAAGCCTTCCGTGCTTTCTCTCTCCAGCTTATCTTCTGCTTAATTGCGCCGGATAATCTATCGTGATGAGCCTTTTCCCTTTTGACAATCTTATTAATAATCTCTTCATCAGTTTCGGGATCAAGTCCTAAATCTTTTGCTAGAGTTTCTTTAAGTTTGTCTTCTTCGACTTCCTTTTGTGATTCTTCTTCGAGATTTTTCTCTTCCTCGGAAACACCATCGAGGTTTTTTTCTTCTTCGTCCATATGACTAATTTTTTTACTATCCCTGCTATATCCGACTGAGATAGTTAGTGTTGAAGAAAAAGAAAGCGTTGTGATTAAACCTTTTCTTCAACATTAACTGTCCTAATTTTCACAACGCTTAGCCCATTGTACTACAATCTAAACTTTTGTCCACAATGGGGACACATAATCCGATTTTCTGCTTTCTCTAATTTAATTTTGAACCCTTCTCTGTCGGGGTGAGAGATATATTGCTTAGCAAGATCTTGGTAATCCTTTCCGTGACTTTCGAGGGTATAAGCTCTAACCTTATGTTTTCCATTATAAACAACCGCATCAGGATTGTCTTTTACTTTTGAAGTCTTTTCCGTAGCCATTGATTTATTCTACTAAATAAATAATATAAATGTCAAATCACAATCCATAATTCTTTGCAATTTCCTTTTTCTTTTGCTCACGTTTTCTTTTAAGTAACTTTCTCCTATCGGGATTTTGGGCCTCTTTTACTTCCCTATCCAACCATCTTCTTAATTGAGCTTTGGTAAGTTCATTTCCCATTACATCATTCTAAGATAAAAAGCCTTCATGTCTTTCTTTTCAAACCCTTTGGGGAGTTTATATGTCTTTTGTCCTTTCTTTGCATCTATTAATATATCATCCATCCCATTCATCATAATATAAAATGCACCAGGGACATCCCGCACTGACTCCCGAGAAAGAACTATTGTCTTGCCCTTAATACTTATTTGCATATTCGACTAATTTAATAACTTGTAAGTAATTGTTCTGTAATTTATTATATTTACCATACCAATATAAACCTCCGATTAAAAGACCTATTATTAATCCTAATGAAAACACCCTTTTCATTTCTTTCCCTTCTCTCTATACCCATGGGCGTATGCCGCCCTAGCTTGTCTAGCGGCTTCGGCTCTCGTTTTGTAGACCTTTCCGTGTTTTCCCCACTTGTAACCACCAGATTTTGTTTTCCTTATAGGCATATAATCACACTCCTTCTATAATCCATATTTCTTTCTCGCATCTTCTTTTTGTTTTTCTGTCGCTTCAGATTTTTCTTTAAATTCTATAAATGGTAATAATATCTTATAAAGTGCTTTTTTTGCTATTATTCTTGCTCTTAAATTCTGTCCCAACTTATCATCACCCTGTCTTAGATCATAGTCATCATCTGAAAGAGAGTCGTACACTTCTAATACATAATCAAATAGTGGTTGAAAGTCTCGGTTCTCTCTTATTCTTTTGATATATTCTTTAGTTAGGCTCATTTCTCCTCTTCATTCTAATATAACTTAGTATTAAAGCCCTTATCATCTCACTTCTATTTAAAAAGTTCTTTTTACGTAACTCATCAAGCTCTTTAAGTAATCCCTCTGGTAATGATATATGTATTCTTTTCATCAAAACTTTTTAAATATCTCGTAATCTTTTGCATACAGCTCTTTTACCATCCTGACTAAGTTATCATCTCCGGCATAGTAAGCCGAATAATGTGCGTGGTTAGATACTCTCTCGTGAGGTAGTTTTACAGGCCTAACTCCTATCTTATCCGTTACGTATTTCCAATCTTTATCTAATTGTGAATATCTACCTACAAAATTAACTATTATATTGTCTTTGTCGTCGCATAGAAAATAATGCTGTGGTATAAAATGATGATGGTGATGGCCCCCACCCGTGACAGAGCCTAATAAATCAAACTTCATAGAATACATAAAATATATAAACTCTCTAAAACCCATGTTGTTTTGCTGAAAGCCGTGTGTTCTTGGCTGATGAAAAAAAGCTGATACAAATCTATCCAGTGGTTCTCTTACAAATCCCCATGAGAACATCTTACAATCTTCACCAGCTATTTGTCTCATTACACTTGCTGGAGCATGAGAAGTCCCACCAACAAAGTCTTGTATTTCCATCGAAGTTCCTGCCGTTTTAGGATTATGAATAAATATGTTCTTGTATTTATAATTGATATTACTCACTTACTGATAATAACACACCCTATGTGTTAAAGTCCATATTGCCTTTTCATTATAGCTCTTCTTTCATCCCTACCTCTCCTTATAACAGCCTGTTTATACTCGTCTATTGGTGATTCTGCTACCTCTAACTGCATGGCAAGGCTATCTATAGTGTCATCGTGTGCTCCTTTAGGAAAAACAAACATTTCTTTCTCTAAATCTGCACATTCACCTTCTATATGATATACCTGACCGCTTGCATATCTAGGTATCAAACCACGTATTCTTACTTCTTTCTGTGTTTTGTTGTGTTTAAGAGGCTCTATTGAAGGGAAGATGTTACGTTTAATACATTCGTCTTTAAAAAATGGTTCAATAGCCTTTAAATATACGGTTTCTTCTATACCTATCTTCTCAAATCCCTCATCGTGAAGCTTAAATATGTAATTAATAAGCTCTTTTGAGTCAAAGTGTACCCTCATCGCCTTCAGGTTCCATTTATTCTCTTTATCAACATAGTTTCTTACAATGCCCGTATAGTCGTTTTCTGTTTCTTTACCTCCGGGATCTATTGTTGCAAACTTTCTGGTATCTAGTGCGTCAACTTCACTCCATATACGTTTCTTGACCCACCGTTCTTTAAACTCCTGATTCTTTGATGTTATCGGAGAAGCCATGTATAAAGCAGCCCACTCATAAGGGCCTAAAGTATTCTCGGTTACTTTTAACTTCTTTAACGGAAACCTATCAGGCCATAGAGCCTCCCCTTTCTTTCGATATGGTTCGTCATGTGTAGCTATCGCAGGAAACTCTATGACCTTCCAATTATCTTGGTTCTCTTTGCTCTTGTTTTCTTTTTGTTGTTCTAGTAGTCTTCCTATTACATCGTCTGTATGCCAGCGTGTTCCTATTACTACTATTGCAGTATTTCCTTTTTGTCTTGTATAAAAGGTTGACCTGTACCAGTCCCATCTTGACTCTCTAATAGTCTCGGATTCAGCCTCTTCTCGGTTTTTGAACAAATCGTCTATTATTCCTAGTTTGAAGTTAAATCCTGTTATAGCACCACCTGCACCTGCTGACATATACCCACCACCCTTTTCTGTCATCCAATTACCCTTAGCTTTGGTGTCGGCTCTTAGTGAAGTGTTAAATATAGATTGATATTGAGGGGATCTCATTATCGTTCTTGTTTGGTGTCCAAACTTAACTGCTAAATCTGCTGAGTAAGAAGTTACAATAACAGGCCAATCAGGGTGATGACCTAAAGTCCATGCAGGAAATATCTGTGTTGAAGTCCAACTCTTACCATGCTGAGGTGGAGTTGTTATTATAATCCTTGCGTCTTCACCTTTTTCTACTTTCTCTACCGCAGATTGTAGAATATTACACAAAGTCTCGTGAAACCACGAGTCTTGGTAGTTAGGATCTACTGCTATTGCAAAATCAACTAGATTCTTATTCGCTT